TGTTATGCATGTCATCATCAATTTCAAGATTATATATTTTATGGTCAAAACCTAAAGAATGTGCGAACCTAGTCGCTCTTGCTGCATCGTCTTGGGGTATACCACCTAAAAGAAATACTCCTTGAAAAACTTCTATAGTGTCTTTTTTTAATTTGCCCTCATTAATTAAATCTCGTAAACAACATAAAAGAAAACCACTGTCAGACCCACCACTGTATGCAAGAGATACTTTTTTATAAGTTTCTGCAACCTCAAGCAAACCACGTTTACATTCTCTCTTTAGAGTTAGAGGGTCTTCAGTGATCCACAAAGGATAGTTCAGTGTCACTTCAAAATTATCTTCAAATTTTGGTGATAATAAATCATTAAAAGTATTGTTCATAATTCACTAAATCTTTTTTCGTCAGGGGTCTACCATCTGGAAATTTAATTTCTGCAAATTTATATTCAGATTTTTTTTGAAAATCCAAAAAATCTTTTATGTATTTGGACCCCATGAATTCTTTTTGTCTTAAACTCCAAATAGACCAATCTATGGTATAAAATTTTCCCAGTATTTCTGTCATCTCTGGGTAGCATTGAAGATATATCATCCATTTGTCTAAATATTTTTCCAATAAAGCCATTCCATCTTTATCAAATCTTGAATTGGTTGGTTTTCTCGACTCATGTTTATCTACGTCTTCAAATGGACTTTTATCTATATTAGGTGCAAGTAATCTGTACGGAGTTATAAATGATGAAAAAACTTTATTATCCCAAGTAGATATATTTACTTGATTGTTTGGTAAATCCCATAACGTGTTTATAGTAGATATCTTAAAAGTATCACAGGAATAATTAAATCCAAACCGATAGTCTCGTGGAAAATTAGAACTTCTTATAACATGGCCATCTTGATCACTTGCCCAAATAGTTTGAAAAATATCATCAATCGCAGTGTAACCGCTTAAACAAAAATCGTAAAAAAATTGTTGTGCTTCTAAACACCTTTTGTTAACGTCTAACTCATAAATTCTGGGTTCAAATCCTAACTTTCTTGCAAATGATGTCGCTCTTTTTGTATCCATAGTAAGAGGAAAATCATTTGCTTTGAAAACCCCTTGAACAATTTCAATTGTATCCAACTTTAGTTTTTTTTCACGCACTAAATCTCTAATACAACATAAGGTGAATGAACTATCAGTGCCACCACTATATGCTAAAATTGGATTTGAATATATGTCTACTATTTCTAAAATAGCTCTTTTCACTTCAACCTTAGTTGTCTGCACGTCATCATTTATCCAAAGAGGATAATTAAGTGTTATAGAAAAATCTTTTTTAGGATTAGAATATGGATGTACTATTGTGAATAATTTTTTCACGGGCATTTTCCGTCACCTTTAACATCATTAATAATTCTCTAGCGTCCTCGTAATCTATTTCTTTGTTTATTGTAAAGAACCCACTGTATCTAGGTTCATACGAATAGTTAATAACTCCATGTCTTCTAGAAGTATTCAATAGATATATTCCACCCGGCTCATATTGAGGTTCTTCATATAATGCACAGTTGTTTTCTATAATATTCCAAGGGTTCTCCATGTCTCTAATTGCTTTTCGATTATTTAGATACTTTTGCGAATTCTCTTCACTTAGATAAACATCAGGCTCTAATATAAATGTGTGTGACTCCACATCATGAAGACACAAGTTCAAACCACATTTTCTTGGGCCATCCATATGCTCTCGAAAGACAGAACGAGGCTCCATTTTCATAATGTCCATGTAACTACAGAACCCACTCAATATTTTGAGAATAGGTTCTTCAAGTAAAAATGCAGGCATGTTTATAAATTGTCGTCTTGAGGATGGTCGCTTACTATCTCCAGGCCATTCTGCATTCATAGCATATTTGAGTATGTTCTGATATGTCTTACAATCGTATTGTAGTCTATATGAATTCATTATATATTGCCGCATTTATTTTTCCCTCATAATTTAATATATTCTCTGCTACCAAGACCACCCATCTCGACTACTCTCCCTTTAGATTTATTAGCGTCCTCAGTTGACTTTTTACTACAGACTTGTTTACACATGGGTATGGGAAAACTTTCAAAACTCATAGGCAAAATTTGTGAGAACCAATCGTTTTGTAGAATTTTTATAAAATCTTTTTCCCAAGCTTTTTCTGCGATAAAATATTTCATTGTAATATCATTATCTAAATCATGAGGAACCCAACAACAGGGAAAGACATTTCCAAAAGAGTTAATATAAATCATATTGTTTCTATGGGCAAGGCATTGAATTTTTCCATCCTCATGAGGTTTTGTTGTATCAGTAGCAAAATTCTCTAAAGTATAATTTTTTCCTTTCCAGACATAATTTATTTTTTCTTTTCTATTATTGTTAAATGATATAAAACTATGAAATCCCATTTTTTGGGCAAGTTCTTTCGCATTCTCTAATTGATGAACATTGTGTTTGAATATTATGAATTGCCATATTGCAACACCACCTTGCTCTATGAAGGCTGCGGCATTTTCTATCACTTTTTCAAATGATGTGTTCACCCTGTAAATATGACTTGTGTCTTTCAGCCCATCTATACCAAAAACCACACCAGGCTCAACACCTCTACATAATTTACCATACTCACTCCACCATTCTTTTGTTCTTAAAGAACCATTTGTTCTTACATCAAATTTACCTTGTGTTTTATTTAAGACTGATGATAATGAATATTCTGTGATTTCAAATATGTCTTTTGCAATTATAGGATCACCAAAGTTACCACACAGTAATATTTTTATGATATTATTTTTATTATTATAGAATATTTTTTTATAGTTGTCAAGAGTTATTTCAGACAAATTTAAATTTGGGTCTTGTGTGGGAGTGTAATTATCTAGAATAGTTCTTTTACAGAGAACACATCTAGCATTACATTTATTTGTCAATTCAAAATGCAGAATAAAATCCCCACCATAATTATACAAGTTACTTTTCCTTTAACATCTTCTGTAATTCAGCGGTACTCCCCACGAACAATGCGTTTGTCACGTTCTTAGGTGCGTTGCTTGGCACCTCTTTTAGTTTTCTCATTTTTTCTTGAAGGTCACCAAGTTTTTCAGTGACTTCAGCCACCTGTTTGATGAGATTTCCGGCAACCTCGTATGCTCGTGGATGGTCCGATTCTTTGGCGAGTTCCAGAATGCCCTCCACTGCATCCGTTCCTCTCTCGACCAAATTGTAGAAGTTTTGTCGCTGGTATTCATAATCTTTCTCCGCATCATTTAGGTCGCCAAAATCTTGTTGACCCACAATTTCACCTATAGGTTTTTCTACTGGACACTGGCCAGAGTTGACTAAATCTTGTGCTGGTGTTTTGAATGGAAAATTTTCTACCACACCAAGTGCTTCATCTATTTCTTTACTCATCTTTACCTGTCACCGGGTTAAATGTTTTTGCATCCGTAAAGAATGATGTTGTTTCATTAAATCCAAAATCATCGTCAGCATCAGCGGTAATTGGGTCAGGTGTAACTGTAAGTCTCTGTTCTCTCTTCGGAGATTTATCTGGTAAATCAGCAAACTGGTCAGCTTGAACAGTTCTGATGATATTACTAGAGGTGACAGGACCATACAGATAGAACTTGCATGTAAAATTCATTGTATATATCAATGCTCTTCTTTGATCAAAATCTCCCTCATAATTATCCTCATAACTAATACTATTCAAGATAATAGGAACATCTCGTTTGATGCCCATATCTGCCATGTCATTAACCGTGATTGTGTAATCTGGTTGAAAGTATGGAAGAATTTGCTCTACAATCTGTAGTGCGTCATCTGATTGTTTTGCCAAAACGTATAAGACAATATCCAAATTATATGGCACAGGCATAAATTGAGTATCAAGTGTTCTTGTATTGTTTCCTGTATTAACTTTCTTAAACTTTTGAACTCGGCTCAATTTTCTAGTGCCATCATAAGCAAGATTTTGAATCTCAAAACCTATTCGTGGTAGTGTTATGGCCACTTTACTTGACAAATCAGCATCAGCCCTAAGACGAACTAAAAACTTTTCTTTTGGTCCATAAGCCAGAGGAACTTTCATTGACTGAGTAATATTACCAGAGTTGTCTTTACGAACTAGCTGGACGTTATTAAATGTCGTTCCAAAAGCAACGATTATCTTTCGTATTGTTTCGTGATAAAACTGTTGACCTAACATTATGAACTACTCCCTACATCTCCAAATGGATTTGATTCTGAAAAGTCTAGCACAGAATCATCAGCATCTTCAAACAATTCATTCTGCGCTGAAGTATCCTTATTACCATCATCAGATGTGCTTCCATCACCCACTATATAGTCTTCCTGTAGCAAGAACTCTCCTGTCTCTGCCAATAAGACACCGGCAGATGTTGTCATATCGCTAGTTTCTAGAGCGACTATCTCATCACCATCTGTGTCATCAACATTTTCATGAACGATTCTACCAATCTCATCCTCTAAGAATAGCGCATCAATTGAAGCAGAGTCTTGTTCCATTGTAAACTGGAATGCAAGGGTATCAACTGATAGACTATCTTCAATCGCATCAACATCAGAAATATCTGTATCCAAGATTTCCGAACTGTAATCAAAGAGACGACAACGTAACTTGTAAACTGGATTATTGTCTAACTGAAAATAAGGCTCATCGTGGTCCACAAAGTTTATCTGGAATATTTTTGATAGGATAGGATGATAAATCAAATCACCCTCTAAAGGTCTATCAGCATCAGTAGATGTTGCTTCTGAGATAATATATCCACTTTCAAACGATGCAGAAGCCTCCACCGTGCCACTATCTAAAGTTCCATCCTCTAGCAATATAGAACCACCGAGAGTGTCAGTTCCAGACTCTATCGTAATCTGTTTGGTCAGGTCTTGAAATCTTTTTTTCGCAACCACAAATGTGGCTTCACTCAAGTTTTGTAAACCAAACTGACTTATAAGCTCTTTCTCACCGCCAAAACCAACCTCACTGTTTTCCATATACATTTCAATCTTTGCTTGAGTATTGAATTTTGCAAGATTATCTACTCCAAGAATCGTGTCCTCGCTTACGAGTGTTCGATCTAGGTAAAAAACATCATGTCCATATATTTGAATTGACTCAACAACCAAATCTCTATAGAGATTTTGCTCTGTTGCTAGGGCTGCGACATTACTAGTGTGAAAGATAGAATTGACTGCCATGAGTTATCCCATCATGTAATCAAGTGGTAACTCATAAGCCAACTGAATCTGTTCCTCTAGTCTAAGGATTTCTTCTTGAGCTTGTGAAAATATTTCTGTCCCATTCATGGTAACACCACCCAACATAGTAACACCAGAGAACTTACTAAGGTTCGCACCCCACTGTCTCTTGATTAGTGCGGTGGCATATCTTTTCAAATAGATATCATCAAAGATGTCTGTGTATGATGTTGGGTCAAGTTTTCTATAGCATTCAATGATGATGAAGTCCTCATCAGCCACAAAATCATTTTCCCAATCAGCGTCTATATACAAACGATTTTGATGTTGATTGAATCTAATCGGTGTTTCACCAACCAAAACATGCTCTAAAAAATCTAGATGTTTCATGGTCATGTCATAGTGAATGACAGACTGTGAAGAGAAATCATACAGGTCATTTAGTCGTAACTGATAACGAACATCAAACATATTAGAGTTTCCGATTGTATCAGAAAATGGAAACACTTGAATAACAGACACCACTGTGTCTGGCACAGGAATCCAGTTCTTACCCTCTAACCAATCAGCGGTCAATGTGCTATCAAGTTTATCAGTGGCAGTTACGGTATCATTTGACCTTGCTCTTGTTACATCGGCAGAAGTAATCAAATGCTTCAAATACATTCTCTCAACACCGTCATAGTGATATTGAGCGAAGTATTGTAGTGCTTCATCTATACGGTCATCTACTTGGTCATCAGAAACATTAATATCAATAACACCAAATCCAAGATTTCTTAGACAATATGATTTAAATGTTGCTTTTGTTGTTGGTATGGCCATTATTTGTCTACTAATTGTTGTAAGAGATTTTTGATTTCATGCATCTCACATTTCAAAGTATTTATCTCTCTGGTTGCGTTTCTAATTTCGTCTCTTTGTTCCTCTTCTTCTATAAGTTTTCTTTTCGCTTGCTCTGACCTTCTCTTTGCCATGTCATAAGCAGATTTATTACGATTAATTATAGCAGTGGAGTTCATATCTCTCACTAAATCTGCCTCACCTTCAACCTTTTTATAATTATCACTCATCATGTTGCCAATGCGATTGCTCGTAAATCTTTAATTCTTGGCGGTTGAGACATGTTTGTCCCTTGCATCACAATCTTGATTGAGAAGGAAATGAACTCATCCAATTCGTCACCGATACCGTCATCGGTGACACCAGCACTAAACACATACTCTTGGAAATCATCTTGGTCAAGAGATGGATTTACGAATGTGTCTGGACTACCATCGGTGTTGAAGAACTGATAATCTAAATCATCAAAATCAACTGAGTCTTGAGCGCCCAATGTTTTGAATAGAACTTTTATGTCGGACGTTGGTGGTCTATGTGCAGTCAAAAGAACCTTAATCGCAGTCGCTGGATTTTCTAATATAACTTTCTTTGTTATATAAATCGCAGCGTTATTATCACCCTCTGGTTCTGTTGATGCAACAAATGTTAAGTTTGATGCAAGGTCAGACGCTGAGTCAATATTGTTAATCCTGTTTGCAACAGAAACCCAAGAAGTTCTTTTCAAGTCAATGACAGGTGATAAATTAGGTTTATCAGTTGTCAAAGTTAAATCAGTTGTGTATGACTTGGTGCCACCCATCTCATTAGTTTCATTTATCTCTGATGCAACCATGAAACAATCATCAAATTCAGTATTATCATTTAGCGCAATGCCAATCGCATTTGTGACACTAGTTTTAGTAAATGAAGTTTCAACACCAGATACACTGGTAGCAGTCGTTGGTCTAATCGTGCCAGTAATTTGTGTACCCTCTACCTCTAACGTGCTTATCTGTGTAAATCCAGTATTGATAATATGGTTCTCTGTTGCCGTGACGTTTGCACCACCATTCTCCGCACTAGACCCAGAGCCACCATCAAACGCTGGACTGCTTGTGAGAGTTATAGTGTATGAGTCTAAATCTATGTTACCAATTGATGTATGTGTTTTGTTCACTTGTGACAACGGAACTTTATGTAACTGAAAGAACTCCACTGTTGCTCCGGCAGCGTGTGCAGCGGCCGTTGTTCCTTCCTGTGCCCTAACCAAACTAGACACAGAAGTTGTAGATATTGTTTCATAATACATAATCTCATCATCAATCTTAATATAATAACGAGGTGTGGAATCTGTTGTTGCCGCAAATTTACCAGTGGTATTATTAAAGTTTGTTCCACTTGTCAATGTCAAACTCGTTGCGGTTGATGTTATTGCAGCACTCAAAGTTGTAGATAGTCCAGAAGTCGCTCCAGAGATTACAACATTATTTGCCGTATCGTACATGCCATGATCTTTATGTGTTATCTTCAACGCAGTGTCACCATGAGTGAATGTCAAAGGATTAAGTTTCAACCTCTTACTTGGCAAAGTGTTATTTTCTAACGTAACGATTCCAGAACTACTATTATCAAAAACCGCTCTTTTTAATCTAAATTTCATATCCTCTTGAGGTGATATTGCCCAAGCACTATTATTATGAGACTTAAACAAAGAACCTTTATGTGGTTGTATTGAAAGGGTTGGGCCACCACCTACAGGTGTTTCACCCATAAGTGATATCCAAACTTTATGTTCTGGTGAATTTGTTAATAATGCAATCGCATATTCTCCATCTTGCTTTACATAAACAGGGGCTGGGAATGTAAATGTGGTTGGAGTTTCTGCCGTAGTATCAGGGATAATATCAGCGGCTTGTTTAACCACTCTTCCAAAAGGTAAAACTTGCTTATTTGGATAACCATTTGAAGTACTTCTAATTTCCAAACTTACAGGAATATTCTCATCTTTTGCTGAGAAGAAAATATCAACTGATGTTAAGAAACAGCCACCAGAGACATCATCTTGTCCTAAGTCAAGACCGGAGGCACCCTCTGTTGGAGTGACGGTAAATGTCATCGCTAATGGATCAGCATCATCAGCGCCGTCGGCAAACACCGCTCGCTGCGGAGGCGGTCTTCTGTTTTGCGGTGGGGGCGGTGGCGGCGGGCGCAACCTTAGTTCAATATCTTGTTGTTGTTCAAATAAACCTTTAGCCTGAAAATATGCGTTACCAAATGTTTCGGGGTCAGTCGTCCTAACATCTGTTGAACTAGAGGTCAACCTAAATTCAACCTCACCAGTTGAGAATTGTGGATTGCCTGAAATAGTTGGGTCAGGGATATCTAAGAAACCCTCAACGTGACCAGAGGCAGTTGTGATAAGTGAACTTCCTGGCGGTGCAGTGGTTTGTCCCTCACCGGCAGCTTCACTTGTAAACTCACTTGTCATTGTGACAAAATTGCTTGCATCTGTTTTATCAAAGAATGTATATAACCTTGTGTTAGGTCTAAATCCATCTCCAGTGAATTTAATCTGTTGTGCCCTAATGAAAGGTCGAACACCTCTGGTAATCACTCTCGCACCATTACTAATTCTTTCCATATTAGCAATCCCAAGAGTAGTTGGCGCTTCACCTTGATTTCTAGCAACTTCAATGGAACGAGAAAATCTATTTTGATTTCCTTGGTCTAACGTGGCTGCCGGAACTTGATTAACCTCTACAACCCCAGACCACTGAGATTGCCATGAGTTCCACATTGAACCCAAAACATTATCTGGAATTGCAGCGGCAAAATCAAAATCATGTGCAACACTTATTACAATCGTTGGCCGCACTTCAGTTTCAAACCAATCATCGCCGAAAGGATCAAGTTCAATAATTCCTTGCCAGGATGAGAGTAGAAGAGGAGTAATTCTTTCAACTCTCGTTGCGACTAACTGTTCAGTTAATACTTCTTCGGTGTAAGGTAAGGTAATTACATCACCCGTTTTTTGATAATGAGATGATGTTCTTTGGGCATCAGTTGTATTTTGTTCTGACAATCCAATATTTTGCATTTTATGTTTTGGTCTTAACTCATTATTTTCTGGATCAATAGAACACTTATAATCAATATTTGCAACATCACCAGTTCTATGACCAGCAAAATTATCTACGACAAATCCTGACTTGAAACGATTTAATCCAGCAGCATCAGTAATTTCTAAGTCCTTGGCGGAGCGTTCTAACAAATTAAGAGAGGTATAATACTCCACATGTTGCAATCTTCTTTCAATTTTACCAATGTCTTTCATGGTAAATCTTTGGTGCCGTTGTCTTTCAATCTCAACATCTTTTGGTTCAAATGTAAATGCAGGTAAAAATAAAGTTGCCAAAAGCATATTTTGGTCACTAGCTTGTGGTGGGACAGGAAACTCTGCGCCAACACCTTCTTTAACTATTAATCTGGCATTTGGTGTTAACTCAACTGTGACAAATTTAGGTAAAAAGAACTCAAAGTCACTTTGAACAAAAGAATCTGGCTTTGGCACGTTAGAGATTGAGGCACCTGTTCCATCATACTGTCTTGAGAAGAAGTCAAACGAGTGTCCAGTGACCTCATCTGTGGTTCCAAGCGTTGCTGATGTTCCAGCAATATCCTCTACTCTAGGTCTAAAGTCATAACAATCTGTCAGAGGAAACTCACCTGTTGGCTGTGGTGCGTCTGGATCAACCTTTGTCGCACTGTAAATAGGAATATCTTCAAATGTCATTTGGTCTGCAATATCGGTATAAGAGTCAACAGTGAACACATCACCACTCTCATGCTCAAAATAATCATATATGACCATTAATCTACCAGTTGGGGCAGGGATACCTTGCTTTCTTACTATTCTTGCGATATCGTAAAAGTTATCTCTCTGACCAGTATCAAAAGAGAAGTTGTTTGTTATGTTTTCACTTCCCTCTGTAACCGCTGTAATTGTTGCAGTTGCACCAGAGGATTGGCCTGTTATAGTATCGGAGGTAGTAAAATTATTTACACTCGTTAGAATGTGTTCCATAGGACTTGATATGTCAATGATTCTACCTTCCGCTTTACTTGAAGAACCGATTATCCTTTCACCTCTAGTAAATGTCCCAGTGATGGTTCCAAGTGTTAGTGATGGCACAATAGCATCAGTGCTTGCTTCTTCAGAATCTAAAACAGCAACGAGTTTGAAAGCATCGGCTCTACCTAAAGATATTGTTCTGTCGGTAGGTCGAGTTCCAAATGCGTCCGTATCGCCAGGGTTAACTTTCAACTTTTTCATAAGTTGAACAGTCTTATTTTTCTGAGTCGCACTGGTTCTTAAAATTGTTGCGATTAGTTTAACTTTTGTCCCTGTTGGTAAATTAGTTGCATCCGTAATAGTGATCGCAGATGTGCCAGCACCAGAAATGCTTGAAGAGACAGATACAAGGTCACCTTGAGAAGCGCCGCCGCCTGAAGTAAGCACAGAGAGTGTATAGTCTCGTTCAGCAAATGCAGCGAATGTTTCACCGGCACCAGCGTTGAATGTAACAGCGTTGCCTACAGTCGTTCCAATAAACTGTTTACGAATAGTATATTGTGTATCAGACAATCCGGCATTTGTTCCAGTCAAATGAGTTTTGATAACTTTTTTTGGTGCCTTATAAACTAGAAGATTTTTTTCTGGTTGTTTGAGTTTTGCATTAAACCTTCTCTCAACAGCAACATCATCCTCATCTTCTGTTATAAGAACACCGGCAGTTCTATCAGCACTTTCCTCTAACAAGATAATTTCTAACTGTTGGTCTGTCTCTGTTACGATATCGGCGGTGAAGTCCTGACCGGAATCTGCATCTTCCATGAAAACCTGTTTAACATCACCAAAAGACCGTATTTCTATTTTTGATATCGTCAAGTCAGCATTACTGCTATCCTCCACAACATCATCTGTTTCGGCAGAATCAGATGTGGTTATCTTCTCTCCCGCTTCAAAAGTCCCTGCAACTGAAGTTAGAAGAACAGTTGTCCCACTTGTGCCAGATGCAAAGATGAAACCAGTAGCTCCAGATGTTACACCTTTAACTTGAGTGCCACCGTTGCTATGAACTGATAAGAGAGTTGGACTTGGAGTTCCGCTCAAAGTAAGTTCAACGAACATTTTCACATCAAATAAGAATAGCTTATAAACTGACTCGACATTTGTCGAAGATGCTCCAACTGTACCCGTGCTATACTCTAATCCTCTTGCACGGGCCACACCAATTTTTGTTCCATTCGCACTTCCTCTAGATGAGGTCGCAGCATCAAACAAATCAATCTGTTTGAATTGAGTAGACTCACTACTAATCTCACTAATGTCTGGACTTCCATAAATGTTTGTCACATTTACAAAATTACCCAACGCTGCCGTAGTGATTCCAGCGTTGATTGTATTAAAATCTCTAGCTTTTGTAACATCTTTAATTGTAGGTGCGGGTATTTCTACCTCAAAACCTTTGATGTAAGCTTTACCAGTAGAAATTTTTAGTGCAAGTAAATCTGTTGCCGCCGTATTACCGTCATCCGTTGTAGCGCCAAGAGAAAATCTTCCAACATTTTCATTTATCGTAACACTTTCAAATACATCAAACTCAAATGGTTTTACAGTATAATCACCAGACTCATCAAAAGTTCTTCTTGCAAATGTTCTTTCTAACTCTGCATAAGGTGTTTTATCCATGATACCACGAATAACACCATCCTTAACATCCATTAGTTGAATGAAGCTTTCATCATCCACAGTACCTCTAGGTTTTTTGACAAGAGACAAGGAAAGTTTGAGACGGTGGGCACCTTTTGCCGCAAAGTTTGTTGAACCAGTTGAATTGTCTAGTAGAGATGTATCATCTTCTGGAGTGACTAACTCTTCAGTTATACTAAACCCAACTAAAAAGCTAGGTGTTTCAGAATAAGGGTCAAGCATCAACACCTCTTCTGAGTTACTAACAAAATGACCTCTAACATAATACACGCCAGATTCAATTTTTACGGCTTTACCCTCTCTAGCTGCAGGGCCCGTTGCAGATGACAACTCTGACGTAGATGCTGAAGAAGCGGTGAAGGGAGATGTAAAAGTCGTTGCAGAGACCACATCACTAGCATAAGCTGTTGTATGTGTAATACCAGCATTAGCCGAAATGTTTTCTCCATCAACAAAACTAGCAGTTTCAAAGTTAGAGCCTGATGACTGATAAGCAACATGAAGTAGTGGTTGCTCATCTGATGTTCCGGCTGTAAATCCAACTACTTTCGCAGTAACACCACTAGTCGCACCAGTGATTGTGACGGGATTGTCATCGTTGACATATTGAGAGGGGTCGATAGTTTCACCAGAAAAAGTGTTTGCTAATTTGAGAGTTGCAACAGGAACCAAAGAAATTTGGCCAGGAATGACCATTGCACCGTCTTGAAATATATGATTACCGTGACGCTCTATTTGATTTTGTAAAACAGACTGTAATTGAGTTAGTTCTCTTGCTTGTATTGCAAAGCCCGGTCTAAACAATGTCCGAACAAAATTATTGTCTTCGTTGAAATCGTCAAAGTATGGGGCAACATTTAAATTTTTAATTTCTGGCATGTTAGAATTCCACTATAATTTTAATATCTTCTGTTTGATCTGTGGCTCTTGATATTGGTCTTCTATTCTCTTTGTAAATAATATCTCCACTATCAGCCGCAAGTTCTGGATTTGCGTATCCATCCGTAAACGTGATAGTACTCGCATTCGCCAAAGTTACTGCACTATCGGCAGTGGCATCTGGAGTTCCTGACGCACCAGAAGTCGCACCAGTCACAGCGTTGGCTCCACTAAAAGCAACATAAGCGCCCAAAGAGTTAGTTCCAAAGTCCTCATGTCTTTCTTGCTGGTAATAAAGAATACCTAAACTAGAATCATACTCAACAACTTTACCAATCGCAGCGGTGGATGCTTGTGTTATTTTCTCATCAGCACTGAATGTCCCAGATACTGAACCTGATCCACTTGTGGGAAATTTTATAGCAAATGTTTGTCGGGCAGTGTCTGCCGTTGCGACAGTTGATGTGCCAAAGTTTGTCGGGTCCACAACTATGCCAACATTTCTAAAGTCATTTTCAGACGAAATGTCATCACCCTCGGCACCCGTCAGTGTAGTATTTGTCATTACAAAATGGGCACCTAACTCTTCTATTGCATTTGAACCGTGTCCACCTTTGGGAGATATGATAACATCAAAAACAGGGTCTGTGGTTCCACCTATGGCAGATGCAGTCGTTAAGCCTGAGTCAGAAAATGTTTGACCAGACGCTATA